CAAGACCCTCAGAAGAAGCAACAGAAACAATAATTCCACCCTTAGGATAACTGGAAATGCCAACATCAGAACCAAGAGGATCTGTTTCTGTTCCTTGGAATGTGATAGTAGTAATTCCAGATGCTTCATTCAAGGTGTATTGATTTGTGAGACCAGGTGTCTGGAACACATCATTAACGAGGACTATAGCATTTTCTGTTGAAATTCCAGGAACGTCTGAAGCATTTTGCTTAAGAGTAAACTCACTTTCAGTTGCGTTGAACTGATCTGAGATATTATCAAAGATATAGTTCTTATAGTAAGTCTCATTAGATGTATTTTCAATACCAGACCTTATGAAGGTTCTTCCTTGGAAACTAGAGGAAGTTGTAATACCAGTCCAGTCTCTTTCATCAGGTGGATTGGTAGTAGATCCGATTGGAGTGTTTCCAAAGGGAGCCTCAACAAAGTTAAGATGATTGTCTACAATATTGTAATTGCCAGCAATCTTAGTAATTAGTGCGTCAGTTGCTGCTGTTGCAATCTTAGTTCCCAACCATTCTCTTTGAACTCTTATAAAGTTTGTACTTCCAATACCAACACCTTCAATTTTCATGATCTCATCACCGATCTGAATCAGATCAGATCCAAAGAATGAAGTTATTCCACTAAATGTTAGTATGTTATCTGTGATCAACATTTGGTTGGCCAAATGTGATGTCACTGCAGTAGATACAACTGGCGATTGGATTACGTTATCAATAGCAACAATCACCTTAGCATTTTGATTCGTAGAGATAAATCTATGCGATGTGCCAATACCAACACTCTCTAACTGAACAACCTGTGGGATTGACTTCAGTGCATTCTCTGCACTAGATGCAATCTTGATAGTGTTATCATCAACTTTGACTGCAAAGAGATTTTCTCCTGGGAGGAAAGTGGTATTCGCTGCACCAACGAAACTGGTTGTAGCAATTCCAACAGCAGATGATGCTGTTCCGACATGAACATACCTCAGTTTCTCGCCACTAACAAAGAAGTGGTCTGGAATCTTAATGGTGTTTGCACTAACATCAACGATAGAGCTGCTGTTACCTTCAAAATATCTTTCAAAGATTTGTTTGTTTTCATGCTCAAGCATGAACTCCCTCTTAATGTCTCTATCAGTTCCAGTATAATCCCCAAGTTTGGTTGTAATAGCAGCATTAGTAAATGATACAGAGGATGGTAAGGTGGTATCATCGTCAATAGATAGAGCATTCTTAAATACGTTGACTACAGTGTCTATGCTTGCGTTTGGAGTGAATACCAACGATACAGTTCCTGCGGCAGAAACTCTTGCACCAAAAGTTCCTAATCCAGAAGCAGTTTCAATATTTCCATATTCAGTCATATCAACGTCATAACTACCTGTTCCATCAACGTAGTCGTCAACAATTACAAGTTCGGAAAGTTGTGTTTCATTATTGGTTGTGTCTGCAACTTGAACTAAGAAGTATGCTCCATCATATGCATTAGTATATTCTGCAACAGTTGTGATACCTGGTGATCCAGATGCAGAGATACTTGTAACTTTTCCTTCTAGTTGAGCATGTCTTAAATCAAGAGCTCCAGATCCGGTAATAGAATTGGTAGCAAGACCAACTTGAACGGTGTTAATTGCACCAGTTGTTCCAATACCAGTTGCCGTTGGAATAAAATCAACCTTAAGATTTGCACCATCAACATATGCATGGTAGGTTCCTAATCCAGTTGCAGCAGATCCGCCAAGATTGGTGGTCAGTCTTCCATATTCTAGAATTGCAATATCGCTACCATTATTAGTGATGCTGAGTTCAATAGCCTCAAATTCCGTATTCGATCCGATATCTGGATTGATATTAACAAGAACTTTCAAACTAGAGTGTGTAGCAGCAATCGATACGATTGTAGTCGTAACTCCCGATACAACTTCAGTACTATCAGTATTGACAGTAACAACTCCACCAAAACTTGTGTTTCCTGTTCCTAAAACTTCGTCATCAATATCATATGACATGGAAATGACGTTATAGTCATTCATCGATGATTGCGTTGGATAGAAAAGAAGTTGTCCATCAGATCCAGATATACCAAACTCAAATGATCCTTGATCATATTGAGTCTCAACTCTTGCATATTGATTAAGATATCCTTGATCTCCATCATGTACAACATCAACCAACATGAGTTGTCTCTGTGCAGTATATCTCTTATCTCTTACATAAGTGATATATTTTTGGAATCTAGTGGAAGCAAGAGTAAACGTGTCTACGACACTGAAAGCCGTAGGTCTTGGATTGCTATTGAACTGACCACTAAGATCGTCAATAGACAAAACTCTGTTTCCAACTGATTCAAAATAGTCAGTCAAAATTCTATTTGAGAATACTATTTCGTCAGAAACAACTTTAGAATTAAGATTCAGATTATTTTCCGTTACAAGATCAAAATCATAGAAGCAATTGACACTAGCAAATCCCTGCAGATCATTAACAACGGAGAAGTTTGTCAAAGCAGTAGATAATCCAACAGTCATGCTATTGGAGTTTGTTGTCTCTAACTGATAATCAGAGAATTTCTTAAATCCTAAAGTGTGATTAAGGGAAGAAACTGGTTCATTCCAAGTCTCGAATGGTACTGATGATTTCAGTGAATATGAGAAGTTCTGATAATAGAAATTATCAGGCATTCTTTGAAGTTCAAAGTTAAGTTCTCCAGAATCATTATCCCATCCTTTTATCACCTTAGATGAAGAGTCTAGATTATAATAATTTTCATAAGATGTAATTGATGAAGCCACACCATGAGCATCAGATGATCCACCTATAATTTTTTCACCAACGACAAACTTATCGCCGGAAGAAATTAGTAACGTATCTGAACTTGAATTCCAAGAATCAACTATTCCTGTGGCCGAATCAGAAGTTACAACTTCTCCTTTAAAATATTCTCTTGTGGTTAACTGTGGTTCAAATATTGGGAAACTCTTCTTAGCGATGATTCTTCCTGAAGAATTTACATCGTCAAAAACTCCAACTATTTCATTAGACTCTAGGAGTCCAGACATACTGTAAGTAACAATACCAATACCACCCAACCTTTCATTAACGGCAGTCAGTTCAAATAACTTGTAATCATAATTTTCTGAGTTAAATCCTTTTCCAGTTGATCCGACACCAACACTAACATTTTCAATCAGAACTTTATCGCCAACTGCAAATGGGAATGAATTTACAGTGCTAAATCCAACAGCAAGTTGAACTGTTACATTTTCAGTAGAGGAATCGTATGAAATAGTTCCAATACCAACTCCAGCACCGCTTTGAGTTGGAATAAATGTTGGTTCTACATTATTAATTCCCTTGGTATTCTTCAAGATCTCTACAGTTGGAGATCCAGGCGTTACTTTTAGATCAACATCAGAAACTAGTTTTTCGGTTCTACCATCAAGAACAACTAGTTTTGGTGGAATAGAAAATCCTTTTCCAAAAGATGTTACACCAATAGAATCAAAAACAACTAAAGGTTCTATCTTTACTATCTGTGGATATATTAAAGATGGTGATAATGTTGGATCGGAAGGATAAGTATATCCAATATCTTTAATTTTAGTGCCAAGTGCTTTTCCAATATTAGAGCTCTCTGCCTCCAAAATGGCACCTCTTCCAGAAACACTGTCAACAGTTGTGATTCCAGGAAGAGTTTCATAGTTTCTACCAACACCAGTGACATCAACTTTTGCTATTGGACCATATGTATGAGTACAATCAGTTGTATAGTCAATTAAAGCACCGGACGCAGTGGTATATGAAGATGCCTCTGGAATATCCTTTATGGTATAAGTAAATGATGTTGTTGAAGGTGTGGCAATTTTATGAGTTCCCTGATAACCACTTTCTCTGATTTCTAGTTGACTTGAGTTTACAACCTCAGTATCTACAACTATTTCTTGCTTCGTCTCAGGAGTATCTACATCAGGATTGGCATCAATTAAATCAAGTTTGTAATATAAAAACTCTGGTGTGTCACTGTTAACTTCAAGAGTAACTTTTGCACCAGAAGATCCAACTATACCAGATCTAACAACTTCAAAAACTTTACTGTTATCTGATTTTTCCCAAACTACTTTAAAATCTTTATCTCTGTAGAAATTCAATTCAAAGGCAGGATAAGATTTGCCTTGTACAACAAATCCAAGAGATGAATCAGATAAATCAAACGTTACCGTGGAGTCCTTGTAGAGTTTGATTGGAGGATTGATTGGAGATATGGTTCCTGAAGAAGCACTAGTAATATCAACTATAACTGGTTTTTCTTGAGTTGAATCAAAATAAGTGTCTGAAAGTTTGATCGTATTTTGATCAACACGATTTACATAATAGAGTTTGTCGCTGGATAATCCTACAGAGGGAACCGTTGCAGTATGTAAGACTTTATCACCACTCTTAAGTCCATGAGATGTTAAAGTTATTTCATTACTTGTGGTGCTAACTCCAGAAGCTGAGAAATCAACAGGATCGACCAGAACTCTTCTGTTGTAATCGTTATATTTGAATGTAATTGATTTGGTATTTTTTGGATTTACGTTTAATGTAATATTATGTGGCTCACTCAATCCATGTGTCGAGGCAGTAGCAACAGTGACCAAGTTTCTATCAACGTTACCGGTCAGAACTGTGTGGTTTGTAGTGAAACTGTGAGTGTCTCCGGTGCCAACACTTCTAAAGAATAGTGTGGTCGATATTGTATTTGCAAGACCAACAAAAGTTCCAGTGGATCCAAGACCGACTCTTATTGTTGCAATTCCAATCAGATCGTCATTAATTTTGGCAACAAACAGTGATTGTCCATCTGCAAGAGTGGTTCCCACTCCAACATTTGTTTCATCCTGTACGATAATACCACTTCCACTAGTTCCAGGAGAATATGTTACCTGATCACCAGTCCGAAGATTGTGATTTCTAATATAAAGTGCTTTTGTCTGAATAAACTTTTGAGTAGCTCCAACACCAGGATTTACAAATGTAATTGTGGTTCCAATCCCAACTCCAGCAGTTGTTCCAAGTCCAACAACGTTTACTGGATTAAAGTAAATCTGCTCATTTTGTCTATATGAATAATCAGTTTTAAATCCACTGTTAACTGTAAACTTTCTAGGAACTTCGTAGATAAATTTACCAATAGTATGAGAGGAACCTGTAGTTCCCTCTGCCTCTCTAAGAACTCTTATTCTAGAGTTGATCTTGTCTACATTCAATACTTTTAATTTTTCATCACCAGTCATCAAGATATCATTTTCTCTGATCTTGAACGGAGACAAGTCTCCAGTGACTTTAAAGAAGGTAACTATACCAGTTACGGATGTGGCTCCTATCGCAACACCAGTGGTTCCGACACCAGCAAATGCAAGTCTATTCGATTGAATTCCAACAGCATAAGATCCTTCAATTTTTGAAGAAGTCGTTGAAAGTCCAGATATAGTTACAACATCAAGATTTTTAAAATTATGTGGATTATCTGCATATAAAATGTATTCGCCCTTAGATTCTCCAGGATAAATCTCTAATTCTTTTATTGAACTGGTAGCGACACTTACACTGGTAACAGATCTGCCTTGAAGTCTTGAAACTTTTGCAAAAACACCATCGCCACCAGTTCCGGTATTATTAAATACTAGATTTTCATTCATCCGATACTCAGTGCCACCAGTGACAATTCCAATAGAGGAAATGGTTCCCCTAGAAGAGGCGGTTATCTCAGATGTTTGAGATAGTTTATTTGGAATGTAAATATATGGATATTCGGAATCACCCTCAATCAGGTTATATGGATGAGTGTTTCTTCTATACTCATTCTGTAAGTTTTCAAAAGAATCAGCAGATGAACTTAAAGAGAAATTAAAATTATCTGGAATAGAATGATAATTGTCTCCAATAATGTATGGGAATTTTGGAGATTTATAGTTTTTAAATATCCCTGAGGTAGATACATCTTTTTCATCAACAGTCATGAAATATGCATAAGTTCCCTCTGGATAATCTGGAGTTATGCAGAATCTACCGTTGTTTTCATCAAGAACACTTTCGTCAACCGAATTAGTATGACTATAATCTTCTACAAAAAATCCTTCAGGGAAAATTGATGTTGGAGGTCTGTTTGCTTTGAGATCCAAAGTATATCCAGACTTCATCTGAGTTACGACTCCACCACTCTTAGTCCTATATGCATATGGGCCATAAATTGGATTTCCATCATACGCAAACCCTAAAATGGGTGAGTGTTTTGTTGATGGAACTTCAGTACCATTCTGTCTTTTTAGATCAGCCTCACCAAACGCAGTTGCACCAGATTGAGTGATTGAAAATGTGTTTTCTCTAAGTTTTCTTGGAGCATAGAGATGAACATACTGCAAGTTTTCTTGATTTTCAGAATCAATTACTGATCCATCATCCGCAGCAAAGTATGGAAGATTTTTTTCAAAAAGATTAACTCTCCAATTTTGAAGATTTGCTCTAAACACAGGTACGTTAAGAGTTGATCCTGCATTTATGACATCAATCGTAGTCGAGGCCTGATCGTATCCACCACCTGGTTCCACGACAGTCACCGATGTTATAGATCCATTTTCAATAACAGGAACTAAAACAGCACCTACACCGTCTCCATTAACGTCCAAGTCTGGAACTGAAACGTATCTAGAACCAGAGTTTTGGACGATAACATTTACAATTCTACCATTATTAACAATTGGAGTTAATTGTGCATCAATACCAGATTCAATAGTAACCTGAGGTTGAAAATCTAAATTGATAATTTCAGATGATCCATATCCAACTCCACTATTTTCCAAATGAACCGATGTTACCTGTCCTCTAAAGATTGGTTCTATATCTGCTTTGAACGTTTGATTGCCGATAGAGGATATTCCAACTTCACCAACAAGAGCAGCTGTTATTGCAGGATAGTTAAAAATATGAGTGCCAACACCAACAGAGGTTATATCAACATATTGTTTTGTTCTGTAGTAAAACTCTCTATCAGATGATAATCCAACTGAGGAAAGTTTGAAAGAATCTTTATCAACTACAGTCACATAGTATTCAGTGTCTGCGGAAAGTCCAGATGCGACAGTTCCGTTACAAGTGTACTTTACTTTTTCTCCAGAATTATAATCGTGGTTGGCAATAGTGATAGAATCACTCGCTGTGCTTACTCCAGAAGCGGCAGGAGCAGTCCTTTTCTTAGTCTGATACCCAGAACCGCCTGAAGTAACATTAATCGATTCTACCACCGATTTTTTGTTGACTGACTGGAGAGAATGCTTTCCTACACCATGTTCAGTAAGATAGACGGTGTTAATTCCAGATATAGCGTCGGCTTGTGTTGGGTGAAGTCTAACGGTAACGTTATCAATAATTGATACAAAATAGGTAGAGTTTGTAACAATACCAGCAATACCACTTTGATCAGATGTACGATATATTACTTGCTCAGCATTTCTAAATTTGTGATACGTTGAGAATCCAATTCTAGATTGAGTTGATGCTGTTCCGATTATTACTTTTGCCGAAGCCAAATCTGCAAAAAATTCTGGATTATGATCAATCAATTTCATGTTGACAAATCCAGTTGCACCTTGACCATTACCACCATCAATTTTTAAGGTAGGTGTTCTCAAGTAATCAAATCCAGGATCTTTAATTCTAATTTCTCTTAAAGATCCAGAAATTGCTAAAAATCCAGTAGCTCCTGTTCCCACTGAATCATTAATGATTAAATTTGGTGGATTAATTATATCAACATTTTCTCCGGGTGATAAAACTTCAACATCATTAATCTTGCCATATCTAATTACATCAGTTGATTTGTAGTTTAGAATTTCAACACCATTAATTAATATACCAGTTGTTCCTGGTACAGTTGGTTCAGTTCTTTCAGAAGTTTTTGGTGTAGATACCTTTCTAAGAATTTTTTGTGGTTCTAAAGTTTTTGAATTAAACTCATATGGTTTAATTAAACTTTCAGATATAGTTACTGCAGATTCAACAGATACAAATTTTGAGTTGAGAATGTCATTTCTGCTTTTTGCAAATTTTACTGTAGATGAGTTTACTCTTTTTACAAAATAAAGTCCATCAGCAAATAATGCATCCCCTCTAACTTTTCTGGTGGCACTATTTCCAGAATCATCAACATAAGTCTCATCTACAAGAGCTGCTGAATAGTGAATCGCATCTCCTGTGTAGAATCCATGTTCTACTCCAGGAGAAATTTCAAATTCAGTTCCAACAAAGGTTCCACTAAATTTAAATTCTTTAGGAGATACATTAATTGGTTGTGCATTATAATATGGTAGCGATGGCGAAGATATCAAGTAACTGTTGTCTATAGAACTCTTATAAACGTTCTCTACATCAGTTACATATTCATCAATATTAGTGAAAGTGTTAGAAGCAGCTTTTCTTCTAATTCTTTGAACTTTATATGTTAAGTTTAGATCTAGTAGTCCTTGACCTTTTATTGTTAATTCTTTTTCTCTAGTAATAGAAGTAATGGTTGTTTCTTTTGTTGTCCCATCAGAAATAATTAAAGATGCAGAATTACCGGGTTTAAAGTAATTTGCTTCATTTAAAGTGAGTCTGTATGTATTATCCGAGGCATCAATAAGTTCTACCTTTGCAACTTTGTAAACGGACGAGACGTTGTATATCCACTTATTAGCTTTAAAGGTATTGTCAGTACATCCAAGAGTTTGTATGTTTACAATTCCTTCCTTTAAAAGTCCTTTAGTGTCCTCCGGTGCGTTCAGAGAATTTAAGACTGAATTTACTCTAACTTTGATTATTTCACTTTGATCTAATTTAGATCTTCCATATGTAAATGTATTGACGCCAACAGTCGTGGAATCAAGTATGACTGTACTAATTCCAGTCACACCAAAAAACTGAGTTAATGATTTTGAAGTGTAACTTGCGATTCCGGTAGTTGCGTTTGAATATGAAACATACAATTCTCCTGTAGATCCAAATCCAACTGTAGAGTCAACATCAAGAACTGTTGTTCCTGCAGCAACTTGGCCTATGACCTTTGTTGATGGTTCAACTCTAAATTCTCCATATGTAATTCCACCAGCAGATCCACCAGGGCTATCTGGTCTATTAAATCCACCATCATATGATAGTTTATAAAAAGACTTTCCATATCCAACTTCTATCTTTTCAACACTCGTAATAGGAGCATACGATTTTTGAAGATTATCATCAAACTTGTATGCATCTTGATAAAGAGTTGCATTTTCTAAATTTTCAGGATCACCTTCAATTGCCTCAACAACAAGTTGATTTACGATTCTATATCCGGCATTTGATGGAGTAAAAAGGAAATCTCTTGGAGTGATTAACTCTACGTCTTTATTATAAAGTGCCTTAAACAGTATTTCAAAAGATTTGTTTGTTCCTTTACTAATATAAAAATCTTTTGCTTGTTTTACAAAAATATTCTGATTGAGTTCAGGAGTTAATGTTCTATTTTCAAATCCAGGAGCTAACTGGTGTTTTGCTTTTGTTAAAAATTCTTTTAAGAATAAGCAACTTAAGTTAGTGATGGTAGCACCATCTTTATGATCATCAGATGCAGTTTCTTCAAAAATAACTTCTTCTTTGTTAATCTCACTTCTATAAGAAGTTATGCCAACAAATCCTCTAATGCAACCAGTAAAAGAATAATCTGTCTTTCCAGTGTATGAGATTATTTCATCATCAATTTTCAATAATCCATATGAATCTGGAAATCCTCTTGTTCCTGTGGGAGACTCTCCTGGATCAACGTTAATGGTTGTTCCGTAGAAAGTAATGTCACCAGACATTACTGCAGATTCTGTAAGATTTGTTGTTTCGTCTAACTTGATATATCTGTCAATATTTTCAATCAGATCAATAGGTCCACCCTGATATTCTTGTCCCAGGTAATATGACTTTAAAAAACTCTCTACAAGTGGAAAATCTTCCCTTACATAAGTGGGAAGTTGGCTTGCAACGATAGTATTAAACTGAACTCTATTTTCTGACATTTTATGAATTTATCGTCTTAGTATGAGGATGAACCTGAAGTTGATGTACCTGATGAAGATGTAGTAGTTCCTGAGTAAGAAGTACCTCCCGATGCTCCACTAGATGATACTGATGTGCCGCTAGATGCTGTTGTGGCAGTTGTGGATGTAGTTGCAGTCGATCTAGTAGCCGTAGATGTGGTTGTGGTTGGTCCACCAGAGCGAACCAGATTTCCGTTAGCATAACTTGAAGATACCAAATAATTGGATGCAGATGGATCAAGTCCAGAGGAAATCTCATCAACAACAGTTTCAAAGTTACTGTTACTAATATCTAGTTGCAAATAAAGATCCTGTAATCCGACAACATCATTTGATGTAGGACTTGCAGAAATTTCTAATGTTTGAACTCCATCTTTAATTTTTGCACCAGTAATATTAACTGGATTTAATGTAATAACTCCTGTTGCGTAATTGATCGTACCAACATTTCTTCTTACTACCGTTGGAGTTTGTGAACCAATATTTGGAACTGTGAAGAAGAAAAGACTTCCTGTAATCCTATTTGTATCAGGAATATCGGAAATATAAACTGGTTGATTAATTCCTGCCACCAAAAGTGCAGATGATTTAATATTATACCCAGACATCCTCTTAATATAGATTTCATTACCAAAACCAATCTGATACTCTGCAAATTGATTGATAAGAATTCTCAAATCTCTTCTCATGCTTACAGTCGTGATATTTGACATCACGGCTTCATGACTATCATCAATAACTTTTAAGAATTTACTATATTTTAGTCTTGCGCCATACTTATTCAATTCACTAGACTCAGAATACTTAGTGACGTTGTTTTGAACAATCGTAGATACAGCAGCCGCAGATGGTGCAAGATTTGAGTTATAATAAATTTTTGAATCAATCTCAAGATACAGATATTTGAGATCTAGGATTTCGGGAACAATTCCAGCAACTGCAAATTTCTTTAATTTGAGTTTTATATTTTCTTTGATCAGATTTGGAAGAAAATCTCCAAATCTTGGTTTGATACTGATAAAAACTTTACCATATTGAGGTGGAACTAACTCTTCACCACCAAATACTGAAATAGACTCAGTTTCTGGGTAAATTTTAGCAGGGATTAGTGTTTCATAGTCATTTGCAGTCAGTGCTCTGTTCTGAGAAGCATAAATTCTTGGTGCAAACTTCTTGATCGACTCAACACTTTCAATTGGTTCGCCACCACCAGCTGCAATACCGGTTGATACGAGAGATATACCAGAAGTTACTGAATATTCTTGTGCATTTCGATTATAGATTAATCTTCCCGCAAAAGCAAACGAACTGACTCCATTTGCAGCATCGCCACTGGATGTAATGTAATCTACGCTGATGTAATTATTATCTTCAAGTTTATTTCCAAAAATACCATCTCCAAATATTACTTGATATCTTTCATCATCAACTTCTTGAAGATAGTAAACCTTTGAATCAGACTTTACGTCAAATAAACTATCTTGACGAGAATACTTGACACTTCTAGATGATGACTCGTTCGGTCTTACTGTAACAGTCATCAAATCAGTATCAATACCAATATTGTCTAAAATAAACTTTTGATTTGGGTTTCTATAGTTTTGAGTGAAATTTGTAGTTAGTAATGTTCCCTCATAAACTGAAATATTAGAAAAAGTTGCAATATTATTGACTACAGGAACCGTAATATCTTCTAAAATACAAAAAACATATGATTGATTGCCAAAAGATCCCGAGGAAGTGACGACTGGACCTTTTTTAAGAGTTATTGATGCTGGAACAGGAGTTATATTATTAGTATTGACCTGAAATGTGACAACAGCTCTTGCTGCTTTTCTTGATTTTGGTAAATATCCAATATTTCTTGCTAAAGATACGACATTCTCTCTTAATGTCGCACTATCGATGAATACCTCATTCGCGACCATGTTCGCGTTATATGAGGTAATGTAGGTATTGTATGCCAGAACATCAAGAATCGTCGATAAGTTCGATCCTTCAAAATCATAGTCTGTAAAACTAGAATTTTCTTTAAGATATTCTCGGAGAGTTGTTTTAACCTGATTAAAATCTAGGTTAGTGAAATTAGCTAGTGGCATTTTTACCTAGTTTGTTGCAAAACGAATTGTAATTCTTGTGGAGGCACATCTGCACCAATAATTTCATATATGATAGTTACATTAAACGCATTACTATCATAATCTGGATTCACTAAGACTCTTCTTAAATTAACTCTTGGCTCATAGTTTTTAATTGATTGACGAATTTCTTGTTGAATTAAATTTGCAGAAACGGGGTCAATATTTTCAAAAAGAGATTCGCTTATCTTAGATCCAAAGTCTTCATCAAAAAACTTTTCACCAGGAGTTGTAAATACGATATTTCTTACTGAACGGGAGATTGCTTGCTCATTTTTAAGCAAAACGAGGTCATCATTAAGAGGATGCCTCTTAAATGTCATACTAATATCTCTAAAACCTTGACTTACCCGTTCTAAAGGCACAAAAATCCAGCGATTATATCTTATTTATTAAGGCATCGCTGAGATTTTTACTCATAAAGTGGTTCTGGAGTCGTCTGATTTTCAAAAAATTCAGTTTCTTCGGCAGAATCGCGTTTTTTGGGTGTCAAATCGTCATTTGCGATCTCACGAAGCATTTTTTGATGACTATCGTTAGCTAAGTTGTCTAAAAAATCGTGATTTGGAGTCATTTTTCTCTTTTTCAGGGGTCTACAGGGCGATTTTCTTGTGATTTGTACATATCTTCGACTTTTTCTTCTTCAATTTTACGTTCTTTTGACGTTTTCCAGAAATATTCGTCTTCACGACCCATTCCAAGACGTTCAAAACCATTTTCAACTTGATAATATTGAGTCGAAACCTTAAAATCGGGCATTTTAGGTTCAACAGGTGTCAAACTGTTATCATAGATACGCATTCTGTTATTAGGATACAGTGCATACTGACCATTTTCAAGTTCAATCAAGTTATGAGACTTGTGCT